ATCTGGTGACTTTTTCCTATAGTTTAACCAAGAAACCTGAGAGATATCAAGGAATAAGCAGAGTGAGACTTGAGTCATCGGCCTCTTCTTAGGGATATTCTCTATTATAGCCTCGCCAAAGTGTGTTCCTACTACTTTAAACTCATAGAAGGGGTGTTCCTCTACCCATATAAAATATTGGGTACATGCTTTGGCTAAATCTTCCGGAGTCTCGAAGGTTGGGTTTCTTCCGAATGTTGATTTGGCTTCCCAGAATCGTTGGGAGTTGAGTAGATCGGAGTATTGGGGGTTGTCTTTAGCACCAGTAAGTTTGTTCATCCTCTTGGTGCGTTGCTTGGCAGTAGTGAGTTTTTTGCCCTTAACTGAAGATTTCCAGGGCATTTTTTGTTTAGGGAGCGGTTTAGGTGGGGCAGGTGGTTTCGTCCGTTTCACACTTGGTTGTTTCCTGTTTAGTTTGAGTTAGCCAGAAAAATTTATATAAATTTTTTAATCTATTATAAGCTGTTTTTTCTGGTTTATTAAGAACTTTTTTGAGAGAGGGATAAATTTGAGTAATTTTTAACGGTATTTTGTTGTATTATTTTAAATAGTTATAATGGAGTGTTGTATTTATAAAGTTTTTTTAATTAATAGAATAAAAAGGCTTTACATATTTTATTGGATGAATTATATTATTAAGTAAGAAAGAGAGAGATTAACACCAACCAAGGAGAGCAAAAAACAGACAAAAAACAAAAAAGGAAAGGCCAGCCGAAAAGAAGCCTATTGAGATATAAGACGCCAAACGCGAAATCTCAAGAAATGAATCCGAGTGTCTGAGTTTAAAGCGAAACTTACTGATGAGGCCAGCAGGCCGAAACACTAAATGAGGAGAACGAAATGAGAACAACAACAGCGGTCATCATTATAACAAAAGATAGTATCAATAAAAAATATTTTGTTTATATAAACAATGTTCTTCTTGATTACGAAGGCCCATTTGGACATAAAAAACCACGATTTTTTAAAACAAGAGCAGCCGCTTTTGATGCAGCTTTTAAATATGCTAAAAACTAAACCAAATAGCCCTGGTCATTACGACAGGGCTTTAGTGTCTATGTAAACGCAACATACTGAAGATGACCAATGCAAGGTCGAAACACTAAATGAGGAGAATATGATATGAAAACAATATGGGCTTATAAATCAGCAAATAATCCTTCTGAAAATCACAGTAAACAATGGCGTATAGTTCAATACTGCAAAGATCAAGAAGCGGCACAAATATGGATAGAATCTGCACAGAAACAACTCCTTAATAGAAATACAATTTTTGAAATAAGATAACCAACCAGCCCGGTGTAACAGCCGGGTAAGGAGAACAAGCCATGATGAAATTAGAACATTCCCCTAAAACCATAAAATTAAACGGCGATTATCTTCATTTCTGGTATGCAAATAACAAAGGGCGAGGATCAAACAATTGCACAATATTCCGCTCATCTTGTCCGGAACGAGCATCATTATCAAAAAATCAAAAATGTGTCTCCCGTATATGTACAACTAGTTCATGGAGAGGAAATGTAAATTTTTCTAAAAAGGTGCAAAATCAACTGGGGATTAACTAAACCTCAATCTCAGCCCATCAAAGCAGCGGTGGGCTGGTGTGGATGTTTAGATCAATTAAACCTTGGAGATGATAAAATGAAAATGGAATATAAAGTATATGACAAAAACAATAAATTTCTGGCAGGTTATGGAATTGGTTGGTCACTCAAAGATATATTTAACGGTATCACCAATTCGCATTATGTAGTTCTTGTTTCAGTCCCTGGAAACGAAATCGTTTTTGAAAAAGAAGAACTGAAGAAAATAAAATAAGGAGTCAATAATCATGGAAACAATCAAGCAAATCCTAATGCGCCGGGATGGAGTGTCGGCAGAAGCAGCAGACGAACTTATCTTGCAAGCCAAAGACGATCTGGATGAGAGGTTGATCCGGGGCGAAGATACATACGACATCTGTGAAGAGTGGTTTGGGCTTGAGCCTGATTATCTTTTTGAACTTATTTGATTGGAGGGTATTATGAAAGATTTTCCAGAAAAACACATGCAAGGTAAATTAAGCATCGAAAACAAAGAAATGGTTGAAGAAATGCTTAAGGATTTAAAACCTGTTGATTTTGGTGTTCAAATATCAGCCGACGGTAGAGTATGGGTTTGTATCAACGGAGCAGCCTTTTTACGATTCAAGCCAACTAAGCAGCAATTCTAATTCCACCATGGAGAAAAAGAAAATGAACCTGCAACCAGCCTATCAAGACCATACAGGAATGATGATTAAGATATTAGGATATGACGAAGTTGTCAATGAAGGTGAGGCGGTTGAACCTTTCCTGAAAGCAGTCAAGACCCACGACCCGGAGCAAGGGCAATTCTCCACCTGGCTATGGCATAACCTTCAACAAAAGAAAAGATTTGGAAAGAGAAAGAAGAAGGTCGAGTTTGTTCCGGAAAGTGAGTTGGCCGAATTAAGTGGTGGTACCCAGCCTGAGCAGATTGCAGAGTTCAGAGATGAGTTAAGGCACTTGAGTAATGATGCCAAGGCTTTGGTAAATTGCTTGTTGTGTGAGACGAATAAAACTACTAGGCGAACTAAGTGGGCCGATAGTAGTATGGGAACAGCTCGGGAAGTCAGGAAACAGTTAAAAGAACATTGCCGAGAGACTTTAATGTGGAGCTGGCCGAGATACTGGAAGGCTGTTAACGAAATTAAAGATATGTTGAGATAATCCTTAATGAAGTACATTTTTCAACCTATAATAAATAAATCATCCTGACCCTAATTAGGACAAAAGGAGAACACAATGAATACCATCCAAATCACCTCACCCGAGCAATTCAAAGAAGTTATCCAAAAAGACGAATACGCCATTTCTGCCCTTCTGGCTCTCTACGCTTATCAAACTACAGATGAGCAAATCAGCCGAAGTGTCAAACATCAGAACGGCATGGGATTCAACGGAACAGATGGAGGTTTCTGTTCTTCCCTAGCCCAGCAATTTCAAAGAAAGGGTAGATTGACCGAAAAACAAATTGCTTCCCTGAAGCGGCTCCTGCCAAAATATCATGGCCAAATCAGTGAATTGTCAGCAATACCAAACGGAGTGGCACCAGAAAAGAAACCTGTTGATATGACTATGCGGGCTATCCTGAAAGGAAATGATTTATATCTTTCTTTTCCATACTCTGCCGAGACAGTAGCGGCTGTAAAAGAATTTCCAAACAGAAAGTGGAGCAAAGACCAAAGAAGATGGGAAACGCCGCTGACTATTGATACTGTTGAAGCCTTACTCAAGATGAAGTTTGAAGTGGATCCGAAGGCAGTTGTCTGGTTTAAAGAACAAATAGCTGAAGTTAAAAAGGAAGATTTTTCTATTCCAGGTCTCCGAGCCAATCTATATGAATATCAGAAAGAAGGGATTGCTTTTATTGACAAGAAAAACGGCCGAGCACTGGTTGGTGATGAGATGGGATTGGGTAAGACCCTTCAAGCTCTTGGTTGGCTGCAATTAAGAAAAGATATTACCCTTCCAGCTATCGTAGTTTGTCCTGCCAGTCTGAAATTGAATTGGGCCAGAGAAGCCCTGAAGTTTACTGAGCTGGAGCCAGTACTAATCAGCGGCAGGAAGAAAACTTTTACAACTTTTCCGGGAGGTAATAGGCAGGATCTGTACATCATCAATTATGATATTCTCCATGAGAAAAGAGAGTGCCCGGACTGTAAAGGTGCCAAGAAAATTCATGGCTTGAAGTGTAAAAAATGCAATGGCAAAGGAAATGTTCCGGGGCTCGACTCGGTAATTAAAAGCCTAAATATTAAAACAGCCATATTTGATGAGGTACATTATTGCAAATCAAATAGTACAGGCAGAAGCATTGCTGGGATAGAGCTTTCTACTCACGCCAAATATGTTATTACCTTAAGTGGTACACCTATTGTCAACAGACCAATAGAGTTTTATAATGCTATCCAGATGACAAATAACAAGATCCTCCCAACCTGGTGGCAATATACCAAAAGATATTGTGATAGGAAGCATACCGGATTTGGTTGGGATGTGAGTGGAGCTAGTAACACAGAAGAGCTACACCAAAAACTGACTCGTTCGATTATGATCAGACGCTTAAAGAAAGATGTTTTGCCTCAGCTTCCTACCAAGATCAGGACTGTTGTGCCAATGGAAGTCAATCTGAAAAAATACGATGAAATTATTACCGCTGCAAAAAAAGAATTAAAGGATGCTGAAAAGAAAGCAGAGCATCTGGTTATAATAGAAAAGGCCAAGCAGGCTGTTGTTGAGTTAAAGATGGGAATGGCTCTTGAGTGGATTCAGGATTTTCTGGATAATGGTCAGAAGCTGGTTGTCTTCGCCGAGCATCAAACTGTTATCAACCAGATTTACACCCACTTTGGAAGCCGAGCAGTCAGAGTATATGGCGGAACTTCTCAGAAAGAAAGACAGGCTGCGGTAGACGCTTTCCAAAATAATCCTTCAATTGATTTATTTATCGGGTCAAAGTCGGCAAAAGAAGGGTTGACCCTAACGGCAGCAAGTTCAACATGCTTTCTTGAGTTGTGGTGGGTATCCGGAGACCACGACCAAGCCGAGGATCGAGTCCATAGAATTGGTCAAGAAGCAGATAGTGTAACTGCTTATTACCTCTTGGCGGCTGGAACTATTGAAGAAGATATAGCAGAGATGCTGGATAGAAAGAGAAAAGTAGTCACAGCAGTTCTTGACGGAAAAGATGTTGAGGAAGAGTCAATGTTAGTTGGTCTGATGAATAAAATTATGGGAGAGGAAGAATGAAACGAACCAGAAAGCAGGAGATTCAGGAAGAACAAATCAAACCAAAGAAGAGAAGAAGAACCGTCAGAATTGAGCCGAGCAAGAAATATATCTGCGGGGCTGCCAATACCTGCTGGTTCAAAGGGCAGTGCCCACACCGAGAGCCGCATGAGAGACTTAATTGCGGTCAGGATTTCTGCTCGGTAATCAACCTAAAAAACTGTGTATGTAATGAGGTGGCGTGATGAGAACAACAATAACACTTTTTCTTGTTTTTATATCACTTGTTATGGTTGGAAGAAGTCTCGAAAATGACTTAACTGCAAAACCAACTGAAACAAAAGTTATAGCGACCGCTGCATCAGAACAACAACTAATTGAAAACCAATTCAATCTATGGGATGGATCACATAAAAAACTGGTTAAAGTAATAAAGTCTGATATGAATGATCCGGAAAGCTTTAAACACGTCGAAACAAGATATATTGACAAAGATGGATATCTGTTCTTGACAATGCTTTTCCATGGAAAGAATGCTTTTGGCGGAGTTGTTACAAATAAAGTGGTAGCTCTTGCTGAGGCTTCTTCTGGAGATATTTTTTCAATCGAGTACCAGTAATGATTGACATAATCAAACTCTATCAAAAGTTCGGGATTACTTTTCAAGAAAGTGGTCCCGGCATTGCCAAAGGATGGGTGGGAATCCCTTGCCCATTCTGCACAGGCCATCATGGTTTTCACCTGGGCTATTGTGTTGATCCAAAATCAAAGTTCTTTGGAGCCTTCTCCTGTTGGCGATGTGGGGGAAAGAAAGCCACTAAAGTAATCTCGACCATTCTTTCTGTTGACGAAAGAGAAGCCTACTTGATCATCAAGCAGTACTCTTTAGAGGGCAGCAACATAGCTTTTTATTCTCCAGGGATTAAAAAAGGGCCGTCTTCAGGAGTAACAGTTTGTAAATTGCCACCAGGAACAGGACCACTAAAGTCTATCCATAAAAAGTATCTGAGGGATAGAGACTTTCTTCCTTCAAAAATCGCTGCAAAGTGGACACTACAGGCCACAGGGCCAGCAGGAGGGTATAACCATAGGATTATAATTCCGATCAAATTTGAAAGCAAATTGGTGTCGTACCAAGGGAGGGATATAACCGGCAGATCAGAGTTAAAATATAAGGCTTGCCGGGAAGAGAATGAAGTCAGGCCTCATAAGCACTGTTTATATGGATATGATAATGTTGTTAGCGATAGTGTAGTGGTGGTTGAGGGAGTTACAGATGTGTGGCGGTTGGGAGATGGTTCTGTTGCAACTTTCGGGATCAAATATACTCAGGAACAGGTAGTGTTATTATTGAGGTTCAGGAAGGTGTTTATTTTGTTTGATGCGGAAGAACAGGCTCAGGAGCAGGCGAGATTATTGGCGATTGCTCTGTATAGTGAGAATCGTCATGTTGAGATAGTGGAGCTATCTGGAGGAGATCCTGGGGAGATGAAGCAGGAAGATGCTGATGGATTAATGAAGGAATTGTTAAATTAAAGGAGAATATTATGATGTTTCAATTGTTTGGGTTTGATTT